GAAATTGAAATGAGGTAAACCGTTTTAGCAGGTGGTGCTGTCTAGCATTCCTTACTCCTACTTTAAGTCTATTATATTAAAATAAAATTTAAAAATTTCCTCTAACTGTACCACTCCATGATATCGTCATAGAATTCATCAAATGCATAGCTAGGCTCATTTAATTCATCAACGCGATACATTGCACATAGGAAAGCTTTAAAGCCATCTGTCTTCCGTCTGACATCTTCTTTCTTGATATATTCAACGTTGCCATCTGATTTCAAATGCCGTAGGACGTTATTAGTATACCAGCGCATCATATCGTTTTCACCAAACAATATCTTATGATTAGCAAAACCATTCTCCACTCTAGGAGCAAGCAAGCTATCTACTGCTCTAGGGTTGCGGATAACCTCTAATCGATAGCCTGACGGTATTCTTTCTCTATCAGCTTCACGGATCACTTGCTCAAACCCTGCATCAAGGAACAGAGGGCGCAGTAAATCCATACGGAAGTAGTCACCTAAGATGGTATCTATATCAAAAGCATATAGGTCTCTCTGCTCCACAAACCAATTAACAATTAATCGGGGGTCTATAGTAGGCGTATCAACTACGGTTAGCCAACCTTTTTCTTCCCACAATCTGATAGGGGCGAATTGGCGTTTCCCATTAATAGTATCTTTAGGTTTGCTATATCCGTAAGTTGCATCTACAAACTCTTTACGGGCAAATGAGTGAGTCTTCCACACGTAATCATCACCACTCTTAAACAACAGACCGACCGCTGCAAAGTCACGAGTAGAAGCAAAGTCAAAACCACCTATACACTTCTGTCCTTCATATGGTTCAGACCATCGTTTAGTTGCTACCAATTCTTCATACGTAGCTACACTTCTTTCTGTGTCCACAATAGGAAAATCCATACGTTTTGTAAGGAACTCTTCACGGTTTGAAGGGTCGTCTTGTAAGTCCTCGTACTGCTCCAGAACCGTTTCAAATAAGTTAGCAGCATAAGCACTCATTGGCTCGTGAAACATTGGCTGTGCAAGTTGCCATTTGGTCTTGTCGTCCACTTGCTCAATGGTATCTATTTTGCAGATAAAAGGAAACAATGAGTTCCATCTAGCCTTACCAGACAAAACATTCTTAGCCTTCTCTTTCATCTTATCAATAAATCCTTCTCGGACGTAACCATCCGTTCCGATATAGAACTCTCTAGGGTTCGCAACCTTACCTAAACCAGATAAGTGTACCCGAACATCTTTGTTGCTTTCATACTGGTGGATTTCATCAAAGATAACCGCACCATCACGTAGACCATCTTTGGTATTACCGTTTGAAGTCCGATATTTAATAACACTTTTCGTCTGCTTATTTAGGATTTCAGACTTTGTAGGATAAAACAACTTCTTCAGCTTCTCATGTTCTTCAATGATCGAATAGATTTCATGGAAACTCGTCTTTGCTTGGTCTTCACTGTTAGCTACAATAGAGATATTATAATTCTTTATTCCATGCATAGGCGTTAATAGGAAGCTACAGATACCAGAAATGAGACCATTCTTCCCTCCACCACGAGCCATCATGTATAAGAACTTGCGAAAGACTATCAAGTCATTCTCTTTAAAGAACAAGAAAATAAATGGTATCAAGAATTTCTGGAAAGGCTCTAGTTTAAAGAACCACTTCTCGATATAACCAATACAATCTTCTATCTTTTTCTCGTCAAAGTAAATCTCACCACTCTTCAACCTTGGTTCTATCTCACGTCCAAGATATTCAAAGAGTTCTTTGCGCTCCTCGTTTACATCAATTCTGCCAGACTTAAAATCATCAACGTAGGCATCTACGTATTTTTGTATCAAACGAAGTCGTCCTCGTCAATATCATTACTTTTCGCTTGTTTGGCCACAAGTTCTTCACGCTTTTTATCAAAGAATGAATCCAGCTTGATTAGAGAAGCGTTCACTTTTGTTTTGCTGGTTACTGCTGGATTTTCTTTTAAGAATGTCTGACTTGCATTTTTGGTAAGTACCATCACACCTTCTTTTTTGATGGATTTGTCTAGCTCGTAAAAAATACCTACCAAGTTCAAGTATCTATCGACTTTCTCAACTTCAATAGCATTATTTTCATCAATTAGAGACCTCAATTCTGCCTCTAATTCCTTCATTTTTTGTTGCTTTTTTGTCTTTGTCATTCCGTATGAATCCTCCTAGGTTTACAGCTAATGTTCGTGTTTTTGAAATTTTAGACCCCCAAATGTCTAAAATGGCGCATGTTTTTGGTTAGTTAAGCATCCGACGGTTTACAGATTTTTCAAAAAAACGTACGTTATACGAGCGGGGGGGTATATCGTACGGATTTTAAAAACCGTGTAAACCTACCAGTCAAACATCTCATCATCGAATTTAATCGTTGATTGATATCGATCATGTCTCTTGTCGTGACAATCGTGACAGAGCGTACGTAGGTTATCTATATCCCACGCTAGCTCAGGATGATCCTTAACCTGCTTGATGTGGTCAACCTCTAATCTCTTAGTCGTGAGCCTGCCAGCCTGCTTGCAGAAGACGCATTCATTATTATCTCTCTCTATCGCTTGTCTTCGTAGTCTCTGCCACGCTCTCGTGTTGTAAAAGGTATCATATATAGATTGTTTAGATGATGTATCAATCTCTCTCATATTATATGTATATCAAAATTTGTTAATCGAATTTCCCTGATTTAAAATTTTTTTAAAAAAATTAATAAAAAGTGTTGACATACGTCAACACTCGTGTTATAATAAAGTCAGAAAGGTTGATAGAACAGCTTTTCTACAAAATAAAAAAGCTAGATTCCCATCGCAAAAAAAGAAATCTAGCTTAGTCGTATCGCATCAATCAGGGATCAATGCTATATTTAATTATAACATAAATCCTCTGATTCGCCAAAAAAGAAAAGAGGTATCATGATGAAAAAAGTAATCATCACAATTGTCGCAGTTGTAGCAATCGCAACAGTCGCATTTAAAATCAATGCGCTTGAGAATCAAAACCGCAAGTTACAAGAAGACATCGAATTTCTATACGGTCATCGGGATTTAAAGAAAGACTTGTCCGAATTCACGGCTGATATGAAAGAGTTTTTTGAGTGGTAATCGAGAGGTGAAAAATATGAGTAAAGAACTAACAACACAAGAACTAATCGCACTTGCGAAAGAAATCTTACAAGTTAATAATCGCAGAGAACGCTCTCTTAAATTAGCTGAAATACTAGATCGTGAAGAATTGTCATCAGAAGATATGTACGCATTATACAATACATTGTTAACAACCATTAGAGTTCATGGTGATGTTATCGGATTTGATGGCGAAGACTTTCAGGAAATGGCTCTTACAATCTTAGTTCTTGAAAAGGTTGAAGAAGCTAAAAACTAAAAGGATAATCATCATGTTAACAATACTCATCATACCATTGTTTTTACTAGTCCTGCTGTTTTACTCAGCAGGTCTAGTAATTAAATTTATCGCAGGCACAATCGCATTTGTAATCACATCAATCATTATCTTGTTAATGATTGATATAAAAAAATAAAAAATTTTAAATAAAATCGTTGACATACGTCAACAGATATGCTATAATATAATCAAGAAATGAGGGAATGAAAATGAAATCACAAGTAATGACATTAGCGTGGAAGATCTTCAAGAACCATTCGAGGTGATTTGATGAAAATTAACACGTCACAAGTAGAGATGGTCTTAATGGACGAGGCCATCTCTGCTAATTTTTTGGAGAAAGAAATTGGAATCAATCGTTCTGCCGTCACTCGAATTAGAAACGGAGAACGTAAAATAGGCAATCTCACGCTCAATACTGTTATTAAAATCCAGAATTGGATTGATGCAGGCAATTATCATTTCAGCGAAGAAAGATTAAAAGACGGGTAAGATGCCCGTCTTTATTTTTGTCTTACGAAAGCATGAGATAAGCCTTTCAGCCATTCGTAAAATAGTTTGTATGTAGTGGTCTTAGAGTAGTACATATACTTCATACCTGCACCCGAAATATTCATTGACTTGTGTACGAATACCGCTTTAATCGCTCTGAGCAGATTCTCGTCTGTGTTCTGCACGTACTCGCTAATAGCGTCCTGCCACATGTTCAATTTTTTGAGTTCGTCATCTGCTTCTTCGATCTCAATGATTTTCAGCGCTTGCGGAGTGACTGGCTTCGTACTCTTGATCTCAGCATTTTTATCCGTTTCTCTGTACGGATAGCGCAATTCTTTTTTTCGCTCAGCAATCATCTGCTTAATTTGATTGTGATAATAGCGTCTCAACCAGAGTATCTCTGCGCTAAATTCAATCGTTAAATCCTTCTTGTTCACGCAATCCTCCTATTTCCTCATCACACCTCTTAACTTGCTTCTTCAGCCAATCCCTGCGCTTGGATGCTACTTGCAGACCAAAACTCTTTCGCACAATAGCCATATGCTCAGGTTCTAGGTCTCTCAAATAGCATTTCTTCGCATGCTCTAGCTGTGCTATCTTATCCCCCAACATTATTCCGCTCCGCTGTTTCTTTCAAATTCTTAGCAATTTGTTCGTCAATCGTCTTATTGAGCTTGTTCACTTGCTCAGTGATTTCAGCGTTTTGTTTTTCCAATCTAAAAATTTTATCGTTCAGATTTTGGTTTGCTTCGTACTGCTTGTAAAATCCAAAGCAGACGACAGCAACGAAGACGCATAAGATTAAGTAAGTAAACTTATTTAAAAATTTATCTGAGTTCATCTTAATTTCCTCTTTTCTTTAAAAATTCGGGCATATCATCACCGACTGAAATGGATTCGTATTGATCCTTATTAACCAGATACTTTCCATAATGCCTGATCGTGACATGATACCTACCGTTAACTTCTTCCTTGTGTGTGACTACAGGCTTATTAAATGTCGCCCCTGCGTAAAACGAGACGATGCATGAAGCGATAAAAAATATTAGTTTAATCTCGGTCATTTTCCATCTCCTCTTTTAGTAAGCAATGTTCCACTAAATAATTCTGTGATCAGAGCATCCCTCAGTTCCGCCAGCAATCTGTTTTCCTCGTTGTTGAAAAACATCATTTGAGTTCGCCACAAATTCATCACAACCGAAATTATTTCTGGTAATCTTTCAAAGTTTTTTACTTCAATTTTTAACTCTTTATTTCTGGTAAGAGATAAAGAAGATGTTTTCTTTATTTTTAGGCCAATATTTGATAGCTCATCGCTTAATGTTTTTGAAATATCTTCCCCTTTTTTAAAGTCGACTGCTAAATCATATATTCCAAGCGATTTAGCCATATTTTCGTTAATGGTTATTTTTACAGCATTTTTTAAATCAATAATGCGATTCAGGTCATTAGCTATATCGTTAAGTGGACGATGTATGCTCGCTTGCTTATCGCTTTCGATATATCGGCTTGGTGTTAAATTGAAATCCTGATCTTCAATATCTTTGATTGTTACAGAACGACAAACCCCTGCTGTATCAAGATGTTCTGCAATCATTTTTTTAACTTGTTCTGCCATATTTTCAGGCAAAACGTTAAATTCTTTTTTATACACTCGGGCGTTTTGCTTTCCAAATTGCCCGCGCTGTTCCCTTACTTCAACCTCTGCTTTTTCTCTCAAATCAATCATTGACACAAGAGATGACGTTTTCTTCTTGTTAAAAATTATAATGCATGTTGGTATAGATGTTGACACAAACATGTTGTTAGGCAATGAAATGACGGCTTCTATGTAATTCCCTTGTACCAGCCTTTTGCGAATAGCCGCTTCATCGCTTTGGTTTGTTGTCAATACACCATTTGGGAGAATGAATTGTGCATATTCGCTAATTTCTAACGCTGATAAAATAAAAGCGAAATTTGCATTATTTTCTGGAGGGATACCTAAATCAAATCTTGGCTGTGCGGAAGCAAAGAATGGATGTTTCCATTTTAGATTGTACGGAGGATTGCTAATTAGTTGTTTCAATTTTAACCACCTTTCCGAATCTCTCTCCTTTTTCAATCGAATACAAATTGAAAAGTTCACCAGACAAGACATCTTGATGTTTTACAATAGCTCCGATATTTCTAACCGCAAGATTGAACAGTAATAGAGGTATTACATTTTCGTCAAATTCTATGCACTCAAACGATAAAGATGGATTTATTGACCATGATTGGATTGTTAGCGCTCCACTTCCAGCACACATATCAATCATTACCTCATATTCCGCATTTTGACTTTGCATTTTTGCCAAGAGAAGAGCCAATGTCTTGGGTGTGTAGTCTTGTTTCTTTGTTTCTCTATCTGCAAGCCAGTACTGATATATCATCTGCAACCAATCTACAGATAAATCCTGCACTAAAATCTCAAATTTTTCGTATTTTTGAACATCGTCAGACATAACTGCGTCATATATCGATTTTGACAAATCTTCTTGATTTTCAATCTCGAAAATTTCCAAAACGTTCTTAGTTAATTCGCTTAATTCCATCACTCCACCTCCTCAACTTCAAATAGCGGGCTATTAAACACTTCTCCGAACCCAGCATCTTCAAGTTCTTTGCGGGTGTGGTAAGTTGAAAAATTATCGGAATTTGATAAGCAACCAAAATACCACGAGTGATCCATTAATTGTTGCTTTAAATATGTATTATCAATACATAACCCTTTCATCTTCACAAGATACCGCTTCTCTTCCTCGATCCTGTACCCATCAAGCCAAGCACGGGCGAAGATGTTTTGATTTTTAGGCTTGGACACCCAACTATTAACCCCGAATGGTGTATAAATGAGCGCTTCATGCAATCGCTTTTTTTCGCTTTTGCATTTTTCAATCCAATCCGCCACGAACTGCGGTACGACTGGTTTATTTAATTCTCTACGTATTCTATCAGCATCTTTCAATTGTTCACCAACCCATGCTCCCTCAAACTTGCCTTGCTCGTATCCTTCACGCCATATAGAATGACAAAAATCTTCTTCAAATTCATCCATAATGGTTTTTAGCCATACTTCTCTATCATGTAATGGTAATTCTCTCAGCCGTGCGATAACGTTTCGCAAATAGAGTGGAGTTTCATCTGCGTGACCTGCTTGCGGTTCTGGCTTAGCCAATTTCTCATATTCTTGGATAAAAATTTTCACGTTTGTAAAACTTGGAAAATATCCAAAATTTTGCATTCGTTCCATCAACATCTTAATTAATTCTTTTTTACTCATTTTCCATTTCCTCAATCAACCAATCCAGATTTTTTCTGGCCTTCTTCAAATCTTCCAAACCGTTCTTTCCTTGAAAACGCAATAGATACTTAATTGCATTGCCCCAGTAGAATCCCTGCACGGCTGTTAAATTGCCTGCAAAATTACGCACAACGTCTATTGCTTCAAGGCCGAATTTGCCTTGATAGTGACTTGGATTATTGACCTTGTCTTCTTCGACTGGATTGTCCCATTTCATCAAATTCAAATTATCAACATTGACTTCTTCCATGTTGATCCTGCCGAAGTCCATTTCAGTTGTTGATTTCATTTCAAATCCTCTTCTTTCACCCACACGCCATCAATTAGCTTGCCCTTACGGTCTTTGATCTCATTCCACGCTTGCGACAAACAGTCTTCAAAATCAAGCCCTTGTCCTTTAGCGATTAATTCTGTACTTGCTACGATCATTTGGATTATGTTATAAAACATAAATTCTTGATGATCGTTTGAGATGTGATATGATAATGTGCCAATTAACGTTGAAGTCATCAACATAATATCTGATACGCTATTACCATAATGCAAATCAGCAATTGTTTTTATCCCTTGTTGTTGCGCCAAAATAATCAACACAACCACCACATCACCAATTGAATCTTTAACGACTTCCTTGTTTCCCTTCGCAAGACCTGAAGCCAATTCTCCAAATTCTTCATAGAGCTTTAGCATCTGCTTCTTGCTATCTGCCTTGTCCAGTCCACGGTCAATAGACCATTGCTGTACGTTTGTAATTAATTTATTTAATTCCACTTTAAATACCCCACGATTTTTCCAAATGCATTTCACGCTTGAGCTTGCGTTTTAATTTTCTCAACCGCTCTTCCTCAGTCGTGTTTTGCGTGCTATCAATTTTTAATAAATACTTCTGCCCAATCTCGACATCCCTGTCTCTTTTAGCCGAGTCTAATTTCTCCCTCAGACACGTCTCAAAAAATGCCTTATCAAATACAGGCGCTAACCGAATCATTGTATTCACGGGAGGTAATCGCCCCCATTTTTTTATCAATACGGATCCTAGAGCCTATGTAGCTCACCTCTTTTTCATTTGATATAAACGTGCGCAGAAATTCAAATACATTCTTGTAATTGCTCTGCTTCTCTTCGATGATTGAGTAGAAGCGGTTTACGTTGTTCATGTTTTCACCTCTTCAATCTCTACCTCTATACGAGGGTTCAGGCTGTAAAATTTCTTAGCGTGGATTTCTGAAACTTGCCCGTCGTCCTTCCAAAGTAGCGAACTGTCGGAAATGCTATCAAGTAAGGCCTTTATGTAATTATCTAGGTCTGGCTTCTTGTAGACTGGCATAGTTTCATCTGCTAAGGCCTGCTGATTCTTCTTGATTTTCTTGATGTACTGCGGGGGCGATATGTAAAATACGACTGCTAGCCTGACAGGCCCTTCTGCTACTTTATCAAGCAAGCACTCCTCGGCTATTAAATCCGTACATTTTCAGCGCCAAGTCTTCATATCCCCTGTCTCGTAAGTCGTAGTAAAATTGCCACGCCTTGCGAATCTCGGCCTACTTTGTGGCTTTGGTTCAATATTTAGTGTTAATTTCATGATTTCATTTAAAATCCACCAGCCAAATTTGAAGAATTGTGAGAAAAATGGCTTGGCTGGTGAAATCCTTTACGTCATTCGTCCAAGTATGACGCTTATTTTCTAGGTTGCTTTTATTGAGATTCCCAGCTCATATATTTTTTTATCTTTTAGTGTCTAAAAAAGTCGGGTTTTAGGTCAGGCCAACCAGACCTGCCAAATAATGCAATACATTCTTCCTTGTTTTGATGTATGGCAAATGTAATACCATGCGGACAGCCTGTGTCATGTGTTCTGAGAATGTCTTTTACTTGTTTTCTCATAATTATCACCCAAATTTTTTATCTAGCTCTTCCTGAGTCAACGGCTCGATATTTTGATAGCCCTTGACGATATAGTTAGTCTTATAATCAAATCCTAGCTGACTGAGTCCGTTCTTAAATCGGTCTTTGTCTTCTGTTCCTTCAAAATACACTTCCAGAATCATTTTTTGCGTGTATTTTTTAAGGCCGTTTTCAGTCCCTGTGACGGCTTCTTCTTGATTCTGAGCCGATTCTTCTCCATCCAAGATTTCGCCTGTTTCGGGGTCAAAATGACAGCCTACGATTGATCTTAAACCCTGTCCTTGACTTGAGGTTTGCTGAGGTTCCAAAACTTCCTCACGTTCCCTCTCTGCTCTCTCTTGAGCAAGTCGAACTTCTTCTTTTTGCTTTTCAAAGGCATAATCTGCCTTGATCTGCTCTAAGACTTCCACAAGGGTTAGGTCTCGCAACATTCGTAGGTATGGCTGGTCAGTCATGCCGTACTCGGCACATTGACCAGATATGGCTGATTTAGCTTTTTCAAACTCTTGTTGTTTCTGGAACTCAAATGTGACCAGATCATCTAATGATTGCATTGTGGCTTTCTTCAAGGTCACCCCGTCGGCCATAAAGTCACCTGCTTTGATGTACTCAAGGGCTTTCTCGTCGAAAATCCGAGGGTCTAGCATGTACTCAGCCGATCTATTAGCAATATAAGATTTAACCGTGTCCAGTCTCAGGGCCTTTTGATGATCTTCAAAATCCTTTACGTCTTTTGCAATCTTAGAAATCGTATCAGTCAAAGGCTTCTCTGTTGCTTTGATGTATTCATCAAATTCATCTGCTGATTTTGACAATTCACGCTTGATCTTGATGCGCTCGTCTGAGATCTGTTTGCTGAGTTTTCGCAAGTCGGCTAAAACTTTCTTGTCGTCCTTGATGGTTGAAGCCGTGACTGTGTAATTTTGATATTTGGTCACGACTTCGTTTATATTTTGCTCAAATTTTTCTCGGTCGATAATCTCAACCTGCGCTTGTGTTACTTTCGCTTGTAATTCCTGCATGTTTGACCTCCCGTCTAATAATTAAGGCTATTTCCGAGCGGATCTTCTTGCATTGGATTGGTTTCTTGCAATGGATTTTCTGGCTCTTCTTCGACATCTACAGGTTCAATCTCTTTCTTTTGCCGTTGTTCCTGCTCTTTATTAAACTGCTCAATCTGTGCTTGCTTGCGAGCGAGTACGGCTTCACGGCTTTCTTGAGGGGTGACATCAATAGGTTGTGACTGATCCATTTCATCAGTCGTATATAGACCGCCTACATTTTCGCTGAAAGCTTCCCGCATTGCAGAAACTAGGGCCACCTTCCGGATCATCAGCGCTGGCATTTTGGCCCACATTGATTTACCTGTGTTGTAGGCTTTAAAGTCTGCGTCTACTTCGATAGGATATTTACGGTCTTTGCGATAGACCTTGGCCCAACCACCAAGCAGGACGTGATTCTTGCTATGGATTGTCCCTGTAATGTGCTTGATCTCTCCCTCTTGGGTCTCTACTACGATACCCGCTTCAAATCCATCAAAATTAGGGTTTTGTTCTGCCCGCTTCATAAAGGCATCTTTAGAGACCACGACCTGCGCTGGATTAGTCCCGTATTTGATAAAGTAAACCTCTTTTGTGAACGGGTTAAGGTTTCGCTCTTTACAAGTTGCGATAAAATAAGCTAGTTCTTCATCATTGGCCTTGCCTGATGGGTCAAGATATTGTCTTACGATTTTAGCGCTCAATAGTTGCGGGTTCGTCAAGAAATCCCCTGTGGTTTTAGTTGCTACTTGATTATTTGTCATTCCTTGTCTCCTTTATTTATTCCATTTCGCATAGCTGGCGATCTACCCAGCTATCATATACTTCATCTTCATTTTCTTCTGGCTCTGTATATGGTTCTGGTGGTGTACTGAGCCATCTGTCATAGTCAAACGGTTCAAGCATGCAGGGCCTCTTTCAGCTCTTCATGGAACTTGTCTAAGTCAACTGCTTCAACCTTCGATACTCTCATCTGTGATGTTTTAATCTGGCTCTTGTATGCCTGCAAGCCTTCTTGTCGTTCTTCCTCACTTCGTGGCAAATAGTATCCGTTATGTCCTGCTTGCTTAATAGCAACTACTGGAATGCCATACTGGAATACCAATCGCTCGATAGCTCTTTCAACTGATCGCTTACTCATACCTATCATCTGTTCAATTTCTCGTCTAGGCCGTGGTCGCTCACTACCAACTGGAATCACTTGTAAAATCCTCTTGTGTAGTTTATCCATGTTCAACCTCTCTTAATAATGCACATAGCATTAAATCCTTAATCTTCATTTCTGACGCTACTGGATCGCTCGCTAGTAGCTTTTCTTTCATGATGTCTGACAACGGGTAGAACATCCACTCGAAGTCATCAATCATTTGTGATACTCTGTATCCTGTTCTTTCGTTGTTCAAAATGGTAATGTTCTCCTGTCTTCCGAATCTTGCGGATATTTAAAGCTCAAATCCTTTGAACCTTTTGCTACCCGACTAACTAAGCTCGCATCAAATATCTTCTTCATTTCTGCGCCTGATAGATTGCTTGTGATGATCGTTTTATCCCTAGCATCTAGTAACGTGTACATGAAGTCTTTCTTCCACTGCGCTTGGTCACCTTTGCCAAAGTCATCTAAGACAAGATAGTCAACTCTTTTTAAGAGTTCTAACCAGTCGTCTGCGCTTCTTACGTCTCTACGACCAAAACCACTCTGGATTTTCTGAAACATAGCTGGTACATTCATGAACAATACGCTTTTAGGCGTGTTGATAGCCTTGAAGTCTGCATTTATCTTTCTTGCTATTGCTATTGCAAGGTGCGTCTTCCCTCGTCCAGCTTCTCCGACAATAACCGTATTTCCTTTGCCGTCCTTGAAGTAGTGCTTTGCTACTCTCAGAGCGAAGTTTTTAGCTAAATTGTCAGCCTCAGTTGATACTGTGAATGTTTTGAAGCTAGCATCTTTCAAGTCGTTAGGAATCAAGCTGTTCTTATCCAGTACATCAAATGTATTTCTGAGAATTGATGAAGTGTATGCTTCTCCTATTTCAGCTTCTTGCTCCCTTTCTACCTTTTCTCGAACGCATTGCGGACAAAAAGTTGGTTGATAAGGCCCTGTTCTATTTGTCGCCCGTACAGGCTTCTTAAACGTCCACATATAGCAAGAGTGTTTAGGGCATATCTCGTCTTCATTCACATAGTGCAGCGGTTCAAATCCAATTTTTTCAATCATGCAAGCCTCCTAAAATGGCAACTCATCCCGATAAGGTTTAAAGACTGCTGGATTGTCCGCTGATGGATTAGACTTTCTGATTTCAAATTCTTCAACATCTTTCTTGACTGCTTCTAGCGAAGTCAGCTTCTTCTCTCTCCAAGATTTCAAAATCTTGTTTAGATAGTTAAAGTTATTAGCTCCTGCATCTTCAGTTAGTTCAACTGCATATTGGATCATTTCAATTGTCATGTTGTCTAAGCCAACATAATCTAATAACATTTGAGCTTGCCTGTCGTTAAGTTTGATGTTGCTTTCTTTGATAATTTGGGAAAATGATTTTTTTTCATTTTCTCCTCCTGTATAGTTAAGGTTGTTAACCTTATCTAACTCTAATCTATCCTTATCTAATCTATCCTTACCTATCCTTACCTGTGTATCCATTTGGTATCCATCTGGTATGACATCTGGTATGACATCGTGAAAAGGCTTGATATTAGCGGTTTTTGTTTCATCAAAATCAATTTTCTTTTTTTCTTCTTGGTACATTGTTGACTGGAAACGGTCTGATCTAATATAGTTGTGTATTCTCCAGTGCCGAATAACAACGACACCACTGTCAAACGGAATTACAAACCCTTTCGCTATCAAAATTCGCAAGTCATCACTACTTGCTCCGATTGTTCGTTGAATCGTTTTCGCTTTGTCTACAAAGCCTTCGTCATCTGCTCCCATGTTTAAGTGGAAGTATAAAGCTTGGCTTGACAGAGGCATATCAAGAAAATTGTCTGTTTCTGTTATTTTCTTACTAAACATTCTTCTTTGCGCCATTAACTCTCCTTTCTATACTTTGCTATTCCCTGCAACCAGAGAATCTCGTGCTTGTTCTTTCTGATAACCGCTTCTAAATCCGATTTCTCACGCTCTAACTGTTCGATTCTGTCCAACAGTTCTGCTTCTCTATTCTTCGGATTGTACGGCTTGCGCTCGAATATTACCATGGAATGGTACCTCGATTCCTTCTGTGCTAAAATTCTTCTTGTGCTGGTAGTAAGCGTACTCTGCTTGCTGTCTTGCGATCTGCTCTGCTCTGTACTCAGCTTCACGCATGAGCAATTCTCTGTTCTGAGCTTCAAGCTCTCTGTTTCGTTTCTCAATACGTCTGCGTTCGATTTCTTCTTTAGCTGAGTAAAACAGCATGATTAAAAATAGTGATGCAAGCCATAGGATAGCTCCTGCGATTTGGCTTAAGATTGGTGGTTCAGTCATTTTGTTTCTCCTTTACACGGCCGTTTTTTGCCAATTTTTGTGATACCAGTCAATGACTGCATCCCGTGGATATTTCTCGCGTTTCCCTTTAATTCTTGGGAAGTCCTTGTGACTGTTGAAGCGTTCGTCAAATGTCCCTGTATCTTTCGTCCCGAGTAGCATTTCAGAACATTGTGACTTGTTCAATTCCATTGGATAGCGCCTTTTTTCGTCAGTCACAACAGTCATGACTTTAAGCGTTCTGTCCATTAATCCAGCCTCGAACTGGTCTAATAATTGATTCATTAAGTTATTCATGATATAATTCCTTTAGTTAATTTTTTCTCAGTCTCTTAATGGAATTGCCGTTCCGAAGGGACTTTTTTGTGCTATAATCACCTGTAAGGGAGGTGATTATGATGAGCGAAGAAGTTTATTATTCTCGTAATATTGAGGCATTGACAGACAAAATCATCGATCTAGTTAGAGACGATAATAAGATGTTTGAGCCAGTCAAAGTCCGAGAAGTTAGAAGACTTGTTAAAAATATTCTTGCAACTCACGAAGTCGAGCTACAAGCTCTTTGGGCGCAAACTCAAGATCGTAACTCTTGAGTTCAGTAGCTGGATTTTCTGCAATTGCTTTTACTTTTTTCCAAAGCTCCTCGCTAAGGCCTCGGTTGGAAAAATCAAGCTTCAATGTTTCTAATTCCTTGATATAACAATTGACTCTCTCTGTTGATGGCGAGAGTCTTTTTGTGGTATATGGATACCGTTTTGGTTTCATGTTTGCTCCTTTCTATCTGAACTCGTCCAAGCTGACTTCCAGTGCGTCAGCTATTTTTTTTACCGTTTCAAACTGTAGGTCTTTGATTACTCCATCTCTCAAGCGATAAATTCCTGCAGTTCCTATTCCAGCTTTTAGGCAAAGCTTATAAATCGTCCAATTTTTTTCTGATAACTTTTTAGATATTGTTTCCCAAAGCATTTGTAGCCTCCTTTTATAAATGTTTACTATATATTGTGTTTAAAAAAATAGATATACATTCTTTGCACAATATATTGACAGCATACGTTTAGAATCATATAATATATATTGACTAGGACCTCTCACCGTTTTAGTCAATATTTCAACAGAAAGGAGCGCCACCAATGGAAATGACTATCAATACTGGAATCCCTCAAGATCAAGTTACTAAAGTTGTTCACGAAAAAGGCCCAGGGCACACATATGTTGAAACATTCTATCCAAATGGTCTCGTAATCAATTACGATATGTTGCCAGATGGAACAGTAAACGTTGATTGTAATAAACCACTTCGCCTTGAACCAGACGGAACTTATACACCAGTAATGGACTGACCTTTAATACTAACCTTACTGCCAATAAAGGTGATGCTTGAACTATCTAATTTAATACCGCCCGCCTTGATGTTAACACTGTTTACAGCTTGTCTTTCAAGGTTTTTTCTTTTTCCACTATACGGATATCTTTCTGGTTTCATGTTTTCTCCTTTCAAACCAACTTGGCAAGTAACTTTAAATAAACAATGGCATGGTTGCTCTCAGTCGTGCTTTTTGTTTTGATTGCCTGAACACCTTTTAACTTTTGGTTATTCAAATAAATACCATCTTCTCTTATTTTTAGTTCGTTCATCTTCCTACTCCTCAAATTTTTCCCATGACTCGTTGATTCGCAACTTCTTGTTAATGCGAAGTTTCAAGCCATCGCTTCCTTTTCCATCTTTTAGCAACTGCGTGATAGCTGACGGACTAACACCCACTACAATAGCTAGATCAGTCTGTGACCACCCGCGCTTCTCAATGCGCTCTTTCACGAGCTCAATCCACTTGCGATGTTGTTGGCTCATGCAACCTCCTCCTTTTGTTTTTAATAGAGTTAAAGAGTTAGTGAATTATTTTATAAAACGCTTGACACATTTTAGCGTATCTGCTAAAATGAAAGCATAATTAAAAACCTTGATAAAATCACATATCCATCAACTTATTCTGCTCGGCAAAGCTATTTAATTTTTAGATAAGTTTTTTATTAGTTTTTTAACCAACTCTTTAACTTACAAAAACTATTTTAGCGTAAACGCAAAATAAAGTCAACTATTTTTTTGCGTATTTTGTAAAATATTTTTTGTCACGTCTTAGAAAGGCTGATAAATCAATGTTTTCTACATTTGAAATCGTAAAAGATTTATGCGAAAAACAAGGGATTTCACTAAATACATTGGAAGAAAAGCTAGAATTAGGCAAAAATTCTTTGTATGGATTAAAAAGGAATCAACCTTCCGCTGAAAGATTGCAACAAATCGCAGACTATTTCGGAGTATCTACCGACTATCTTCTAGGTCGGACGAATAACCCAGCTATCGCAGGAGAAAAAGCTCCAGAGCAAGAAATAGAACTAGACGATTTAGACAATCGCATTATGCTATTTGATGGTAAACCTCTATCGGATGACGATAAAAAAGCTATTAAGGGAATTATAGAAGGATACCTTAATAGCAAAAAATAAGTTTTAGGTGAGGGAGATTATGAAGAATGAAAAAGAATTGCTGGAGCAGTATCAAGTATCGCTCCAGACTTTTGAGCCAGACCAATGGTATGGCCGTGGTTTTTATGATGCAGAAACACGGACAATCTACCTAAACAGTTCCTTGTCATATAAAGAACGGCATCAAGTTCTGCTGCATGAACTAGGACACCTTGAGCATATCGGAGCTATCTATCGAAACGCTTCTATACGCTGTGAGAACGAAGCTAATCGATTTATGATTCGCTCTTTGGTAAAAGAAGAGTTGGAATCTTATGATGATCCAACCTCTTTCAATTGGTCTAACTTTGCGCTAAAATATAACTTGAAAACAACCACTGACGAAGTGATGATACAAGATGAGTATCTAAAATTTGCTAGTGACATTTAGGAGGATAATATGAAGAAGGTAACGTTATTAGTGACGACCTTATTGGTAGCAATATTTTTAGTTGCTTGTAGTGAGTCATCTACAACAACAAATGAAGCGCCCAAAACATCATCTACCAGTCAACTCGAAAAATCAGAAGGAACTGCTAAAATTCAGCCTGCGAAAAATTTCAGTAATACTCCAATCGGAGAGTATGAGCTAGCTGATAGTAATTTATATGGCGTATGGCCTGACGATACTAAGTTGGTTATTGATGATCCTGTAGAACAGGTCGTTGATCCAAGTACAGTATTCACCAAGTATTTAATTCATTTGAATGGAGATAAAGATAGTCCTGTTATTTTAAAAGTATTTGTTAATGATGGAGAGGATTTTGATGTAACTAAAGTATCTAAATTTTATGTAAGAACAAATGGAACTCAATCATATAAAGGAAAGGAAGTCCCTTTGTTCTTAGTGGATGGATTCGAGTATTAAAAAATCCTCACACTCCCTGCCTGCAAGCTTGAGTGTGAGGAAAAAAACTGTATAAGAAACAACCATTCAAAGGGTCGTTTTCTTATACCCATTTTACCAAAAATGAGGAGAAAATACAATGTGGATTGAAGAATTAACAAACGGGAAATACAAATTTTTTGAAAGATACAAAGATCCGTATACCGAGAAATGGAAAAGGTTAGCTATAACTCTCGATTCGGGTTCAAACAGAGCTAAGAAAGAAGCAAAAAAACTACTAGATGAAAAGATAGCTAAAAAATTACAAAGCTTAACTACTACTGATATGCTTTTCGATGACGTGCTAAGCGACTGGTGGGATCTCCATAAAAAGTCTATCAAAGCTTCTACTGAAAAAACTATGGTCTATGCGGTCAATGAAGTGAAAGAGAGTTTTGCGCCAAGGATAAAAATTAAAAATATCACTGCTAAATACGCACAACAGTATTTTACAGATTCAGAAGACAATCATATCAAATTAAAAAAGCATAAATCTGTACTAAGTATGGTATTCAAGTATGCTCAAGATTTAGAGTTGATTGATAGCAATCCTATCCAACGTGTCAGGCTACCAAAAAAAGTCATCACATACGAAACTATGGAACGTATCGAAGATAAGTTCCTTGAGCAAAGCGAATTGAAACGACTCTTAAAAGCTATGAAAGAATACAATCGAGGGTATCATGTCGCCAGAATGGCTGAGTTCATGGCATTGAATGGTTGCCGAGTTGGTGAAGCTGGTGCGCTTAAATTTGAAAACTACGATAAAAAAAATCGCACCATCACTATTAATGGCACTTTAGATCCAACACGCAAGGGTTCAGAGGGGGTTAAAACAACTCCCAAAACCTTATCGTCTATCAGAGTGGTTGATTTGACCAACAAAGAGATTGAGATTATAGAAGAATTTATAGAGCTTCACGAGTTAAGAAAGAGTACTAATCCGAACTATAAAGACATGGGTTTTATTTTTGTTTCATCTAGCGGTATTCCTATCCATAAATCAAGCATTGGTAAGTTGATGAAGAATGCCAATGCCGCATTAAAGAAACCAATTAACAAACCATTACACCCTCACATTCTACGACACACCCTGATCAGTACACTTGCTGAAAACAATATACCTTTAAAAGCTATCACACAAAGAGTCGGCCATAAAGACAACGGAAAGACCACAATGGAAATCTATACTCACGTAACCAAGAACATCAAGTCGAAAGTTGTTGATGTCTTAGATAAACTTTACAAATAGTTTGCCCCTTTTTTGCCCCTTTTTAAATAAAAAGAAAAACCGCTAATTCTAAGAATAGCGGTTTAATCATGTTTCTAAGCTACTAAAGTAGTCGCTCTATTATTTAAGAGTAACTGAAAAGAACTATGTAGATTAACATATATGCGCAGAAAACCTTATAAAATAAGCATATATAAGCAGTAAACTTATTTCTATTTTAGTCATAAAAATACAAAAGTTTAAAACTTATGCCCCCTTTTTGCCCCTTTTATTTCTATTAAAAAGGGCATTTTATAAAATGTCTGTTATAAAGAAAAAAGCCCTACCAGCTATTGAGCTAGTAGGGTTGAATTAAATTTTTAATATTTCTATTTTTTTATTTTTTAGTTTTTGATATTTTGTTCAATACCGCTCAGAGCTTTAAGATCTCCATTAAGTTGTCCGATGATACGGTTGAAGTCGTCATCATGGATGCTGATTTCTGCAGCGCCCGCATTGATTAAGCTTTGTACCGTTTCGATATGGCCAATACCGAACACTGTATCTCCTACAACTCCGAAGTATCCTTGTTTACCTGAATGACTGCGCATAACTAACATTTTTTCTTTTCCTCTTTTCTTTGTGCTTACTTGCTGTGGTGCTGTTGCTTCTTGTGTGAATGGTAATTCAAACCAACCAACCATGCGTTGGCTTGGTGCGTTCCAATCAACATAACTAAATGTTCCATCACTTGATAAGTTTCTACGAACTCTGCGAACCCATCCTCCATTGTAGAGAGCGTCAGCGTTACCGTCTATGTTCTGCTCAATGGTTGTAATCGTTCCGTCTGCGTGCTCTGCTACCACAAAGCCGATATGTCCGAACGGATGATATGGAGAGCAATCAGAAACAAATACAGAGCCTACAGGTGGGTTATTAGAACCGTTGAAGTATGTTACTTTAAGCCCTAATATAGAAGCCCTATCTAGTCCATCTATGGCGTTTAAGTAACTGAAATTGAGATTATACAATCCTTGGTACTGCAAGATGTTGTCGATGAAAGCAACACATTGTGCACCATAAGGATTCGTAGGAACAGTTAGGCGTTGATTGACTACGCTGTTTAGCGTATCTAGTAATTGTCTTTGAGTAGTCAAAAGACCTCCTCCTTTTTATTAGTCTTCTTTTGGTTTGTTATAATCAAGCGCTTGACGGCTATCTGTAAGCCCTGCTGTAGTTGGGTCATTGACGATACCAACCAACACAAGGAAGGCAAATAGAACATTGATGAAGACTAAAATCTTATCAATGGTAGCCCCAAACTCAAGCTTGATGCCGAAGATGTCAGCGAAAGCTTGGAAGAGCAAGGCAAGCGCTGGTACAAGAGCAAGCCAAAAGTTTTTGTTTTTCAAACGTACAGACCAGTTAATGTTTTTCATATTATTTTTCCTTTTTTCTTTTTTTATCGATTGCTAGTGATTAAAGTCTTAAGCTCTCTTACGTCTTCACTCAAGACCTTAACTTGTTCTGCTAAGACCAAAATAGCCTTGTTCTGTTCATCGTGATTATCCAAGCGTTTGTTTGCAGAGCTTTTAAATTCTCTTAGATTCTCAACATCTTTTTCGATAATCACCATGCGTTTTTCTTGGGCTATAATCGCCCCTTTGAAGTTTCCGTAAATACCTAAGCAGACACCGACAAAGCCAATCATCATACTAATATCTTCTGGTGTGAAGTGAATCATGCTACACCACCACCTTGAATGTTTGGCATGACGATTGAAACTGCTCCACGTTGAATCAATACTTGAACTTCTTCTCCGTTGTAGTTCCAATTATCGATAAACTTCAAGATGACTGGTGAATCTTTAGGGTATTTAGGGTTGGTGTCGTATGGGTATTTAGCTTGAACAATATCTCCTGTTTGATACCGTTTCTTATCTTTCATCGTTGGTAATATCTTAGAGATAGCTTGGTAAGTACTCAAAGGCATATTGCCATTTGAAATAGTGTAATCAATGAAGATTGTTTGCAATTTATCCAAGCGTTCGGTCACTTCTGTGTTTTCGTCAGTCTGCTTAGATGTCATATCCAATTTTTGTTGCATGTCCGTGATGACACTTGTCGGGTCTAACTCAGTTGTAACCATTCGTTTTACAACTTCGATTAGTAATTCATCGCTTTCGTCCATGCGGTTTCCTTCTAATACACGGTCGTATGCTGTGTAAGGTTCGTCGCATCGGATTGCTACAAAGGTTTTGTTTGCTTCTCGTAGATATTTATTTACTACTTTAAATTTCATATCACATTCCTTTCTCTGCTTCGTCAAATAGTTCTTTCAGTTCTGGATTAGCTTCCATCACTTTGTTGATAGCTTCTAAAGCTTCTTGTGATTCGCCAAGAAGAGCTTTCAAGTTTGCATTTTCTACTGACATATTGGCTATTTTGATAGCTAGTTCATTGATAATCTTATCTGTTGTGTTCATTAAATTTTGTAACCTCTTTTACGTAAAACTCCTGTGATGTGCGTTTTCGCTCCATCCTTAACCACATTATTTTGTACCAATTGCCCGAAACAAGTGAGCAAGTCCCAAAGGTAATCCCCAACACTCACACCTCCACCTAAGAAGAAGTTCTTAGAATAAACACCTTCAAGGAAGAAGTCGCCACGACCGATGAAGTGCTTCACCCCATTCTGGTTCATTGGTAAGATGTAAGTCTTTCCGTCTTCTGTATTCCCGTGGAAGTTCCAAGGGCTACGATACTTACCGTTGTTATAAATAAGAACACGGTCACCGACAAACTCAGTAAGAGATTCTTTATATCCTCCGCCTGTACCAGACCATATCCGAATACCTGCGAAAGTTTCATTATCGTGTCTCTCTGTCTTGTCGTGGTTTGTACCGAAAATCATTAAAGCTGAGTTTGTGTCTCTGAAATGTTCTGAGATAAACCCACCCTTTTTCAGTTTGATAAACTGAGAAGAACTTGTGCCCTCAATCCGCCTGATAACAGATTCCTCGCCGGTTGATGTCCAGATACCTTTTTGCAAGTCAATCCTCAACTCTCCGTTTAGAGATTCAATCATACCGCCCCGCATGGTTAAGCCTTGAAGCTTGCCACTGACAATGTTGTTTGCGTTTAGATTGATGAGGTTTACTATTCCTGCATCTAATGTACCTGCTGTTATCTTGTCCGCTGATATATTGGCGATCATACTGCTCTTGATAATAGCATCATCAATAAGTGTCCTACCATTCAAGTGGATAACTTCCCCTTGAATACGAATCTTGCTACCGACTGTATTTATTTGAGATACAATATCACCGTTTGAGTTCAAATTTTGAACAGCCCATGAACCAGCCAACTGAGTAACCTTGGTGCTGACAGCATCAATCTTTTCTCCAGAATCTTCATCTGCTTGCGACCAATCAGACGGCACATTCCCTAACTCTAGCTTATATCCTGCGACGTACAGTTTTGCGTTCTTGTTATTTCGCTCAAAGCGCGGAGTCATTAAGCCCGCTTTCGTGACCGAAAACGTTGCAGAAACCCTTGTCCAGTTAGTACCTACCGATATGTCTTTCCTTGTTAGAGATAGCGAAGCTCTAGGCTCTACCAATCTGTTATCAAGATACATAAACACGAGGTCGTTCTCGACGCTACTCTTGACATAGGCGCTGAATGTATAGGTTTCACCGAGTCGAACCTCAACTACTTCTGATAAACCGAGCCATTCTTCCTGCCGGCTATATACTGACAAGCCTAAATATTTCTCTTGTTCAAGATTCCACTTTGATTTATTAAACCAATCGCCAGAGAAATCTTTCGTTCCGACCATTAGGTTTCTTCCTCCAACCCTGAGTTTTGAAACTTCAGATTGGATAATTCCGCTCCCCATGACCATTTTAGAAATTTTAGTAGCAATACCATCTTCGCTAGAACCTAGAATACGTTCATAGAGTTTAGATGTTTCTTGCACCTGTTGAAATTCAACCTTACCAGCAAACTGTTTAGCAAGATTAGCAAAGCGTCCGTCAGTTGATTGCTTGTAATCTGCAATCTTCTTCTCTACAGTATCAGGCAAAGTCTTTAAAGACTCCAGCGACTTCTTCATAGCCTCTACAGCATTAGTGTTAGCACCAGAAGCTGTCAACGCCTTCTGTGTCTCTTCCCCTTGTGCAACGATGGCTTGGTTGATTTTATCAACTTCTTTTTTAAACTCATCTTTAATATGGTCAGCCCATTTGTTTCCAAAAGTTCTTACCAATTCAATCCAATGTTCGCCATCCCATGTATACATGATGTGGTAGCCTTCATGGTCTGGATCTGGTTTGTACCACAAGTCGCCAACCTTCACTTTATCGGTCGGGGGGTCTTCGCTCCTGTACCAGTTGCGATTAAATCCTCCTGCACCATCTAGGTAGTCTAGCGCCCTTTTCTTAGAAAGTTCAACTGTGGAGTTTTGTAAGTCGGATTCAGATTGGCTTTGTTGTAATTCTTTCAGACTGTCAGATTGGTTTATCTGATCACCTAGCTTAATCTCAATAACTTCATTTGAAAGTCTCTCTCGTTTGATGTCAAAGATACGTGTCTCATAGTCGATGTTCATATCTGGACGGACGACACGGACGGTATCACCAATTTCACCTTTCAAGTACGCTGTGGTAGTGGAGAAAGTCACTTTAGGGTGAGCATTTGCTATTAGGTAATCATAGGTCATTTGAATCAGTTCGTTCGGGTCGTCTGTATCAAAATCAACCTTACCAATCCTTGGCCTCATGCCTGTATCTGATTTAATACCATATTTCTCGGTAAGCTCCGCAAGCTCTAAGTAAGGAACACCTTTAGGCTTGTTCAGAGGGTTCTGTGGTTTTGTCCATACTAAATCCTTGAAGTTCTTTTTACGACTGTATCCGTTCCGTCTGTCATCATTTGCTTCTGGAACAGAAACAATCTCAGAGTTACCAAGACCGATAACGGCTGTGTAAAACTCTGCTCGTTCTTCTTCCTTGATAATCTTTAAGGCATTATGGCCATAAACAACTCGCTGTCCTGTTCTATCTCCTATGCGTTTCTTTAAATCGATATACCGTGCGCCGATTCTGTTCAAACTGATTTCAACGAAGAATTGCATTTCAAGATTGAACTTGTCACACACACGGAGCAGACCGTCAAAAACAGATAGGAAATAAAAGGTCAAGTTCTTTTGTTCCGTCTCTGGTTTGTAGCGCAACTGCCAGTTTGTATTTTGTAGCAAATACTCAGCAGCCTGCACAGCCGTAACTTGAGTGATTCTACTATCTTCTACATAACTCTTGCGCAGTTCTTCTATACCAGATTGGACACAATCTAAATGAATTATATGGTCGTATGTTTGAACATTAGCAATAAAGAATAGATGATACTTGTAATATGCATCTTCCTTTTGAATAGCTACATATGCAGATTCGGAAAGGACATCATCTGGAATGTCTTCCATCTCAATTTCAAGACGGTCAGAAACATAATGCGTATCAGTTAAGGTCTCAGAATGTTTAACAGAGATAAGAGCTGACTTTGGGACGATACGTATCAGTTCTTCCTTATGATTGAATAAATAAATCACTGTTTCTCATCCCTCCATTCAACCAATGTAATTACCATGTTTTTACCAGTCACTCTCGTTCCGTCTCGTAGGAAAAAACTCTCAGGATCAGACAATCTAACCAGCTCAGTTAAGATTGACCTACCGTCATACATGATAGAGATTTCATTTTCTAACCACTCTATTTTTAGCCTGTTACCTGCTAAGTAATTCCCTTTAAACCTGATGGTGTTGTATCCAGTTTGAATTGTGATTTCATTTGCATTAGCAGATACCATTGCTTCTATTTTTGTAGGTAGAACCATTGAAGCGTTTGTCAGTTGGACAAGACCTGTAGTTGAAGATTGCTTGTCAGACTGCATGTATGGATACGGAACAAACAGAGTAAAACTACCTTGTGCTAAGTAATTTGTTTGAGAGATACTACCCGCATTTGTGAAATGCCCTTGGTAGCTATAACCTTGAGTGTCTGCAAAACGAATGGTGAGAACATCATCTTTTTTTAGAATCTTGTTCAGCTTCTCAAACGCTCCTCTGAGTTCTTCATTGCTATTGCAATCTAGGATATATTCCACTTCAAGCTCAATTGGTTTTTCTTGTAGAGAATTGACCCTAACACCAGCCCGTGCAGGAATGGTTGTTGTGTTAACTTCACGACCAACCAAACCTCGGCCTGATACTTTTACTTGGCGATACTGAGGGATTGCGTCCATCAAGTCAACGCCATTTAGTGTGATATTGTCAGAAGGCTTAATTTTAGCCTTACTACTGTATACTGCTACCATTAAAACCTCCTATCAATAATAGTAGTTAAGCCGTGATTGGCTTTGTTGCGTGTGCGTGATGTCTTCTACTAACTGCCCAAACTCTCTTCCATTGATAATAAGTTTTGGCTCCCCTTTGCGTTCGAGTAATTCAATTACCTTGCTCATCATCTGAGCTTGCATATCAGAGAACTTAGCCATAATCTTTTCAAAGCTTTCGGAGTCAGAAGGCTGATTGTTGTTTGTTGTAACAGTCGTTGTTCTAACAGAGTTTATCTTCTGGAAGAATGGAGAGTTCTCAGAGAATTTCTCATAACCAATACCATCCTTGTAGTGAGGGAATAGCTTCTTCGTCATACTAGCACGTAAGACTTTAGAACCTCGTGGTAGTGATAACATAACGTTACGCCCTTCAGGGATAAACGCTTCACCGCTCGGTAGTGTTACCAACTCACGATACAAAGGCCCGCTTTCGTCATTGACTACAGCCATACCGCCCTTGTGGTAGTTTGTACCTCGTTCATAACCAAACAGACGACCGACACTATTTACAACCCTATTCACAACTTCTGTAGCTGTGATGGTTGTATGCCAGAAGGTTGGGATAGAGCGGATACCATAATCAGCTCTTCCTGCAGCATCAATAGCACTTGAAGCATCTGCTGTGATTGGTTTGGTAGGACTACCCAAGGCATTCCATTCACTTTGCTTATTAATGGCTGACTGTCCAGCATTAAGTGCATTAGATGAATCAGCAGTAATAGGTTTGGTCGGACTACCTAGAGCGTTCCACTCACTCTGTTTGTTGATGGCTAATTGGCCTTGAGAAGTTGCGTTTGAAGCGTCTGCTGTAATTGGCTTAGTAGGTACGCCAAAGGAATTGTATGCGCCAAGAGCGCCTACACCTATTGCAGAACCTTCAACAGCGGAGTTTGGATCAACTTTAATTTGTTTTACATCCGCTGGCGTTCCATTCCACTGTGCGAGTTTGTCAATAGTTAGTTGTGTATTTAATATCCCATTCTCTGGATTCACTTTTAAATCTTTAGGGAACGGATTTGTTGCATCCCATTCAGTAAGTGTTTGAGTAGATCGATTAACAGCATTACGGACTTCTGTATCTTTTGCGACTAACTCTTTTTGTTGCGGAGTCAATAAGTTCCAATTATCCAATGCGGCCTTGGCAAGAGAAGCCTTACTCATAACTTCCTTGTTATCCATCAATAATTGTTTAACTTCAGCAGGCATACTGTTCCAAGTCTTCAAGTGACTTTCGCTATCGAAGATAGCTTGTAGTCCAGAATTACCATCTACTATCAACTTCTTCTCTTCAGGAGTCATTTCATTCCACTTGCCAGATTCAACTAACGCTTCCGCTATTGTTGCTCTAGCGTTGGTGGTAATGTTTGCGTTTTTTGCAATAAATTTGAATTTCTCCCAACCCTCAGCAGACTTAGTAGCTTCTCCGATCACTTCTTTTACATTTGATTTAACAGTAAATGTACCGTTTTTATCAATGTTCCCTACCAAGAGAGACCAAGCGTCGTTTGCTTCTCTCATGCTTTGAGACATATCTTTCGTATACTTAGCCAACATACTGTGAGAATTGCCAACCTTAGAAGATGCCTCTGATGCCTTCTTACCAATCTCTTCATAAGAAAGTCCGTATTCTTCCAACGTCTTCTTAGCTTCTTCCCAATAGTTCCAGCTTTGGCCTGTTCTAGCTTTTAGCTTCCCATCTAAAGCTTGCATGACTTCGTAATACTTCTTACCGATACGCTCCATAGTAGAAGAGTGTTCGCTTTCCAAAGTAGCGAGTTTGGTATTATATTCTTTCTGAGTTAGAGCTTTTTCTTCCAAAAGGAATTTAAGTTCTTCCTTAGATTTCTGATAATACTTATTCTCGACTTTCATAGCTTCTTCTAGTGAAGCCTTACTCTGTTTAAGTTGTGTCTCGTTAAGTTGGTATATTTCTCCATTCAAAGCTGTCATGATTGCTGCTTGCTTCTTCTTGGAAAGGTGCATAACATCTAACTTGGCTTTGATCATTTCGTTCTGAGCATTTAAGACGATTTCTTTTTCTTCTGCTGAGAACTTGCTAACATCACCGTTGTGGCGCTGGTAAATTTCATTTACCTGATTCATCATGGCCGATGTGTTATCCACAACAGCTTGGTTGTGTTTTCTAGCATTCTCTATTTGCTCTTCACTTAGTCCCCATTTCTTGGCTAGTTTTGAAACCTTGGCATCATCTTCTGCTGCAGACTTAACAATACTGTCATACATATCCTTAAAGGCTTTACTTACCTTCTCAACACCATCAGATTGATTCACAAAGTCATTAATGGCGTTCTTGGATTCATCAACCGTATTCTTGAATTGTCTAAGTTCTCTCCGCTCAGTATCACTAACCGCAACACCAAACTCTTCTGTAGCTTCTCTAGCTTTATCCTGTTGATAACTTAAATAAGCCAATCCACCAGCTAAGAGAGCCACACCAGCTATAACAGCACTTGTTGGATTGAACAGAGCTGTAAGTAATGAGCCTTTGCTTGCTAGACCACCTACACTTTCCGCAGCAATTGAAGCAGAACTTCCAATCCCTGTGAAGGAAGAAGCGATTGAAGCTATACCTTCTGTAGATTTGAAAACTCCTATAGCAGATTTAATACTGCCTACAAACTTTGCTACTCCGCTTAGTGTTTTTCCAAGTGCACCAGTTAGCAAACTGAGAGCGCCTGTGAACGGACTGACTGCTGCTGCTGCAAGACCAAACTTAACAATCATCGTTTGTGTTTCTGGTGATAGCTCTTTAAACCAATCGATTACCTTGATTCCTTCTTTTAGGAAGTCATTGATGATTGGCAACAACTTAGAACCAATTTCAATACCTAATACTTCAAGCTCTGCTTTAGCTTTTGCTAATTGGTTTTGTGATGACTGCATCATCGTCTCAGCCATACGCTTGGTTGCACCGTGAGCGTTTTCGGTTTCTTTAGTCAGATTACGCAAGGCATCTCCACCTTGTGCGATCAAAGCGTTGAAACCTGCTTGCCCTGTTTTACCTACTGCTTGAGAAAAAAGCGCTGCTTTTTGAGCACCAGTCAAACCTTCGGTATTTTTACGTGCTAAGTCTAAGACATCTGCAAGAGTGAGGTTTCCTGCCCTAAATTCTTCAACAGAGATACCTAGTTCATCAAATGCAGCTTTCTGTGATTTAGTAGGCTTAACCAAGGCTGTCAGTACGTTACGTAAGTTCGTACCAGCTTTTTCGCCTTCAATACCACGTTGAGAAAGCAAACCGACTGCTGCTGCAGTTTCTTCTAAAGAGATACCTGCAGTTGCCGCCATCGGGCCGACATATTCCATTGCCACACCGATACTAGAAAAGTCCGCTGCGGTCTTGTTAGCTACGAATGTTAAGCTATCAGTCACTCGTTGAGTATCTTCTGCTTTCAGGTTGAACTGTTCAAGAATTGCAGTAGTTGCGTGCATTACTGTTCCGAAGTGTTCACCAGAGGCTTTACTTGCTTCCAATACGTGAGGCATTGCCGCCATCGTTTGATTAGCATCGTAACCTCTACGAATCATTTCAGTCATACCTTCGATGACTACATCAGTAGATAAACCATAATCTGTTGCATACTTCTTAACAGAATCACTCAACTGCGTCATGACACCAGTTAGTTTAGTAGCTGGTACATCATCTGCAATCAAAGCTTGAATAGTCATCATGCCGTTTTCAAACTCTGCTGCACTCTTGACTGCTGCACCAAAACCAATTGTTAAAGCAGCAGACATACCTCTTGTAGCAGAACTAATCCTTCCGAGGCCTTGGCTAATATTTGTTAACCCTTGTCCTGCTCGTGCAATAACACTATGCTGTGAATATTGTTCTTTAATAGCATTAGCAAGCTCTCCACGGTAAGCAACTAACTTCGCTTGACCTTCTTGGTAACTTTTAGCCAATCTATAAGACTGATCTGTTAGCTCTCCTGTTGCAGTTTTACTTCTTTCAAAGTCTTGAGCTAGTTTGTTTTGATAAAGTGATTGTTGTTGGATAGCACCTTTTAAAGTGTTTATCTTATCACCGTATGCCCTGAAAGCTTCTGCCCCATTCTTGGCATACTTGATATGTGCATCGCTGGTTCGGAGTTGCCTGTCATACGTTGCGATACTACGTTGAAAGGACTTTAGACTGTTACTTGATTCTGTTAGCTTTTGAGCAAAACCAGAATTGTCCAAGCCAAGGTGGACAACCATATTTCCTAATGGTGTTGCTATCTTAACCACCTCCTGTGCTCTTTATAAAGTCTTCCAATGACATGACTTCTTCCTTCTCTTCTTCCTCAACATCTGTATTCAATACAGCTATGAGGGTTTCAAAGTCTGTTTCCATAATGTCATTGATTGTAAATCCGCTACCGTTTGCGACAAGGCTTTTAACTAGTTTGAGGAATCTTTCTCTGCCATCTGACGGGCTAACTCCTGTAGCTTTGGGTCTTCTTCTTTTCTCACTCCGATTGCTGTTAAGATGATATCGTCCACAGTCTCTTCAAGTTCCCATGCATTCAATCCATCAAGGATGGCTTTTGCTGTCACTTTCTTAGCTGAGAATAAAGAAGCACAAAACTCTATTCTGTCCATCAGATAATCTTTAGGAGAATAAGCTTCACCACTTTCTAGCTTTGCTTGTAAATCCCAAAATTCCAATACCTTACGTGCAGGTACTTTGTCTTGTTCATACGTTACCTTATCATCGTTTTTGTCTCGTAAGGTCAGCTTTAATTTTGTCATTGTAATTCCTTTCTAAAAAAGAAAAAAGATGGGTTTCCCCATCTTGTGCTATTAAGCAGATTCAATACCAAGTTGTTTCTTCAACTCTTTGATTTTCTCTTCTTCTTTACCGATGTACTTCACAACGTAAGAACCTTTAGTTTCATCAGCGTCAGAAGCGATAGAAGAGAACTTAAACTTGTCTCCATCTGGTTCTTCTTGTGAACCTTTCTTAGTCTTCATGTCAATGTCTGCAGCAGAGAATTGACCTTTGAAGAAACCGATATAGGCTTTTTCGCCAGCCAGAGTTTCAGATTCCAAAAGCAAAGAGCAGTATGGAGGCTCTGTGTCATCACCGATGTATACCAAACCATTCTTTTCTTTGTATCCGAGGATTTTATTTACTGCTTTTTCCAAAAGGTCAAGTAATGTAATATCAACCTTTACATCACCTACACCTTTGTTTGCTACGTAGTAAGCCAAGTCTGAACCAAAGGCTTTTACTGGATCAGAAGATAAACCAGTGATGTTTGCTGTTTGTGTAGCACCTTCTCCTTGCTTACCTTCAACTTTAAATACGTTTGTTCCAAGTGTAGGAGTATCTGAAGTACCACCAAACACACGGATAGTTGCACGTTTAAAACCAACTAATGTCATTTAATTAATTCCTTTCAATATTCAATATCATAGAGTTGAGCTGAACCACGGTATGTTCTTGCATCAACATACCGCTTCGTCCCCTCAAAGTATTCATCCAAGCCACCAGATTGTTGAAAGAAGTTTAAATCTAACAAAACTTTCTCAACTTCTCTGGCCAGCCTCTTTGTCTCGTAGTAGTCACTACTTTCTACGTTAATCTGATAAGTAAAATGTCTTTGCAAGAACTTGTCGCTTGCAAATGCGCTCTGACTAGGAGGATTTAATGCAATCAAGACAATACTGCTTGCGTTTCCTGCTAGACTTTCTGGGCGCTGAAACATACCGATATACACATCTTCTAAGTTTAGCTTTTCCAATGCGTCACAGATAACGTCTCCCATGTTCTTCATCTAGCTAATTCCTCCAATTTCTCACGCATACGTTCAGCAAAAGGAGCTTGCTGTGCTTCTGCATACCTCCTTAGTTTCCCGAACCCTCGGATACTTCCGTTAGGAGGGTAGGTTTTACCATACTTAGTAAATCCAAACTCGTTCAAGTGTTCTAGTCGCCAACGTGAACCAGATCCCCAACCTACTTTAGCTTGGAAGATTTCACCGCCTATCTTTCTAGCCTCTGAGTGAGTCGTCTCTTGCGTTGTTCTGCCTGAGCGCTGGAATGTACCCGTTACTTCTTTTAGGTCATTCTCAGCGAATTCTGCAGCGTAATTGATCGCTTCACGGCTAATGCGGTTTCTTCTTTCAGAACCAAGTTTGTTGTTTAGGTTTCTAAGGACTTCATCTACTCCCTCAACACTAATTCCCCACCGTTCCATTGAAATCTCCTTTCAACAGTAATGTGATGTATCGATCACTAGGGCGGATATCTTCAATTCCCCAAAGGCCTTCATAAGCTTTGTTTTTGATGGTTACAAAGTGACTGTTCTTTGGTAAATAAGAGCCTAAAGGATTCCTTATAACAATTGTCACCGCACGTTGAATCCCTTTGCCTCTCATAATCTCGATATCTTTTAGTGATGGGTTGTAGACTTCTGCCCAAGCCTTGAACAGTTCTTTTTGTTCTTGCGCTTGGTTAGGCAATCTTCCTTTTGGTTTTGCTGATGAGAAGATAACCATTGTATTTAACTTCCCGTTGTCTACCTTTTCATATTTAATAGATTTTTTTCTTAGCATATTATCCCTCCTTCAATGAATTGAGAAAGGTCTGTAGTTCAATTTCATCTGCGTAGTTCTTTTGAAATTCATCTAATGCGTCATGGTAGACATATCTAGCACGTTCAAAGGTTAGCTCTGTCAGCATTTCATCAAGTTCTGTTGCTCCGACAAGCGAAGTAGTGGCTACGATACTAGAGGCTAACATTCTTTTTAAGCGTTCATCTTCGTCTCCGCTTGTAATGCGCATACGTTCTTTGAATGCTTGTAGGTTTTCCTTTACAAAATTAGCTGTATCAATAGCCATGCTTCTTTACTCCTCTGTTTCTTCTTCCGCTTCTTCCACAAAGTCCATTGGTAGGGTGCTTTGTAGTGCTTTAAAGCGAACTTTGGTAGCTTCAAAGACTTCTCCTGCTTGACGGATAACGCCTGCATCGAAGTCTTCAAAACCCTTTAATACTCTAACCTTCATAGGCTACTCCTTTCTTACCCACCCGCAAGTGTAAGGAGTGCTGAAACGTGGTTGTCTTTCGCTTTACCGTACCAGTAAGACTTAGCAGTAACCAATTGCAAGTCGTCAATAGCCAATGTTTGGTCAAATTCTTCCAATGCTACACCGCCTCCGATATATGCATCGTAGCGGTTTGCTACAAAGGCAATCGCTTTACCAGAAGCAATGGCTTTAGATTCAACCAATTGGATACCAAATGGAAGGACTGCTGTGTAAACACCTTGAGCGTTCAAGTAAGTAAATTGTGCAACCAATCCATAGTAATCAGCAGGGTTCACAAGCAAGTAAGTTTGACCTGCGATGTTCAAGTAGTTTCCTTTGTCTGATACAGAAAGGTGTTTCATAACTGGCGCAAGAAGTTTAGCAGCAGTCTCAGGAGTCAATGTTGCAAGGCTTGCAAGTGATTCTTTATCTGTGCTGTAAACAACTTTGTCGCTTTGTACAGTACCTTTAGAAAGGTCTTTGATAAGTCCTACAGGTTTAGATTCACCAGTTCCGTTTACGATAGCGTCTTCAAGAGCTACTGACATAGCTTCTTTGATTTGCTCCATAACGAATTGTTTCAACCAAGTAGCGCCAAACTTCAATGCATCTTTAGGAATTACCACAAATGCAGTAAGTTTGTTTTGCTCAAAGCCTTTTTCTTCAAAAGTAGCGTCAAGCTGACCTTTGATTTCATCACTGATTTTGCCCCATTGTGCAGTACCAGTTTCTGTTTTAACAGTCAGAGCTTTCAAACGTGCTCCAGCGTTCTTGAAGTTGATGATAGAAAGCAATGGGTGTTCTGCAACCAATTCATCAAATACTTGGTTAACTGTTTCTTCTGGAAGAAGCGCTCCATTCTTAGTACCAACATTCTTGTTGATCTCGTTGAAGAATTTAATTTCATTAGCAGACATCTTAGGATTCTTTTGGAATGTGTTAAAGAGTTCTTCTGCTTCTTTCTTGCTTGCTTCTGATACAACCTCAAGGAGTTCTTCTCCCATCGTTGACATAGCTTCTGCGTATAGTTCGTTGCGCTGTTCAGAATCAACATTGTTTCCGACAGCTTCTGTGAATTTTGCCACTGCTTCTTGATAGCGTGGTAGTTTTGTAAGATTAATTGTCATTTATTGGATAGTCCTTTCTTTAATAAAATAAGTAGTCAGTCAGTACATCGTGTTGTACGGCTTCCTCTTCTGCCTTCGGAGTTGAAGGTTTTTCAAATTGCTCTAGTTTAGACTCTAAAGCCTCAATGCGGACAAGTAGGATATTGAGTTGTTCTCTTTGCTCCATACTTGCTTTTAGTTCCATGATTTTATCCTGCGGGAAAATAGCACCGAAGGAAGCGACAACGGCTGGTGCTGATTCCATGAATAGGATTTCATCCACTAAGCCAATTGCCAAAGCGCGTTCAGCGGTAAAGAATGTCTCTTTATCCATCAGCTCCCGTACTTCTTCAATAGTTTTTCCAGTCTTGCGCTGGTAAAGGTCGGCAAGAGATACTGAAGTATTTTCGATTACTTCACTTGCATGTGACAGATCTCGGTAATCGCCTTGTGCGACCATGCTTGCGTTGTGAATCATGACTTGCGCTGTAGGCGACATTTTAATTTTGTCTCCAGCCATCATGATGACACTTGCGATGCTTGCGGCAAGACCTGTTACCACAACCTCTACTCCACCTTGGTAAGATTTAAGGAGCGTGTAGATTTCACTACCTGCGAAAACAGAACCACCTTGAGAATTAATAGCAACTTGAATAGATTCAGAACCGTCTAATGTCATCAAGAATTCCTTGACATCTTTTGGACATGTAGCACTCTGCCCAAACCATTCATAAACCGATTTATCGTTGTCATTCACAATGACACCGTTAATTTCCAGTTTCTTCATTATTCTCCTTTCCTATGGAGTCTAACTCCATATAATTTTTCGTAAGCAAGAATTTATCACCGCCTTCGACTGTTTTATATCCAAGCTCCTGCCTGATTTCATTTCTTGTGAATGAACCAGAACTGAGCAGTTTATCGATACTAGAAGACAAAGAAAAAAGGTCGTAGTTTTTAAAACCGACCAAACGGATATTGTTGCCCCTTGTTACCTCTGCTCTAGTGAAGACGATATGTGTCATTGCTGAAGCAATCTTCTTGGCCAGAGGTTCAATAACGGTAGTAATGTATGTATCATAGTTCTTTTGATTGTCGGCTAAGTCTCCGTGGATAAGTCCATTAGGAATGCCAAGGATGTCAGCCACATCGTTGATGTATTGCATTTTCATTTTTGCAATATCTTCAATATATGAAACCTTAGAACTTGTTTGTGAGCGATACTCTTCATACTTCGCACCGTTTGGTAAGATGATAGGAACAACAGAATCGTTTTCTAACTTCTTCTTAACCGCTGTTACGAAGTTATCTTTCTTGTTAGTCTTATCGTCACCAGTTGCTTCTGATCGGTTTGCCAACTCTCTAGCACGTTCTCTTACGCTGTCTCTTGGTATCTCCATGTGGAAACGTAGCTGATTTGCCGTTTTTTGGCTCTGTAGTAGTTTTCCAAGAACAGTTCCGTAATCTTCCCACAGGTCGTTGACGAACGCCTTTAAATCGTCATTCTCGACCTCTACAAAGAGTACTTCGTCTCTAGTAGCATCGATATTGACTGGAATATTTTGGATCACCGTAATTTTGAACGTATCACCAGTCATCTGATGATTGCGCACGTAACTATCAGCAACGAACATTTCATGGTTACTATTGACATAAGCTAGAGCTTCACCGTTTTGAATTAGCGTCTTAACAAAGCTAGACCAAAACTCGGTAGCTGTTTGATTCGGATTAGCAAGATTATTAAAGCGATAGCTCCAATGTTCAGTTTTGCCTTTAGAATTACCGTCGAATAGGAAGGACGATTTAGAAAAAGTGCGTGCGATATAGTTTGCACAAGTTTCTAACGCTATAGACTTCATGGCGTTTTGTTGGATATTCTCAAATAACCCGTCGAAATCATAGGAAACTCTTTGCTTGCCACGATTAAAAATATAATTGATTATCCCCATAGTCTCCTCCTTCCTAGTGGTAATAAAAAAAGGAAGGCGCTCTTTGCCTTCCATGTCCACAATACTATTTTATCTCAATAAAACATTGTAATTTCCGTTGTTGCAACGATTTATATTACATTAAAAAAGACGCCCGAAAGCGTCCCAAAAATAAAGGAGATTCTCACGAATCGAAAAAAGACTGATAGCCCCGATGGTAGCCAAGGACTATCAATAGGAGTCAGCGGAATCGAACCGCAGGGCCTAGACCTGAAATTGAAATGAGGTAAACCGTTTTAGCAGGTAGTGCTGTCTAGCCTTCCTTACTCCTACTTTAAGTCTATTATATTAAAATAAAATTTAAAAATTTCCTCTAACTGTACCACTCCATGATATCATCGTAGAATTCATCAAATGCATAGCTAGGCTCATTCAATTCATCAACACGATACATTGCACAAAGGAAGGCTTTAAATCCGTCTGTCTTCCGTCTGACATCTTCTTTCTTGATATACTCAACGTTACCATCTGATTTTAAATGTCGCAGGACGTTATTAGTATACCAACGCATCATATCGTTTTCACCAAACAATATCTTATGATTAGCAAAACCATTCTCCACCCTGGGGGCAAGTAGGCTATCTACTGCTCTAGGGTTGCGGATAACCTCTAACCGATAACCTGAAGGTATTCTTTCTCTGTCAGCCTCTCGGATTACTTGTTCAAACCCTGCTTCAATGAATAGAGGACGTAGCAAATCCATACGGAAGTAGTCGCCCAAGATGGTATCTATATCAAATGCGTATAGATCCCTCTGCTCCACAAACCAATTAACAATTAGTCGGGGGTCTATGGTAGGTGTATCAACCACGGTCAACCAACCTTTTTCTTCCCACAGCTTGATAGGGGCGAATTGGCGCTTTCCATTGATAGTATCTTTTGGTCTGCTATATCCATAAGTTGCATCTACAAACCCTTTGCGGACGAAAGAATGAGTTCTCCACACGTAGTCATCTCCACACTTAAACAACAGACCGACCGCCGCAAAGTCACGAGTAGAAGCATAGTCAAAACCACCTATACACTTCTGCCCTTCATACGGTTCAGACCATCGTTTAGTTGCTACTAATTCCTTATACGTAGCCACACTTCTTTCTGTGTCCACAATAGGAAAGTCCATACGCTTTGTAAGGAACTCTTCACGGTTTGAAGGGTCGTCTTGTAAGTCCTCGTACTGCTCCAGAACTGTTTCAAACAAGTTCGCAGCATAAGCACTCATTGGCTCATGAAACATTGGCTGTGCAAGTTGCCACTTGGTCTTATCGTCCACCTGTTCAATGGTATCTATTTTGCAGATAAAAGGAAATAGTGAGTTCCATCTAGCTTTGCCAGACAAAACATTCTTAGCCTTCTCTTTCATCTTATCAATAAAGCCTTCTCGAACGTAACCATCTGTACCGATATAGAATTCTCTAGGGTTTGCAACCTTACCTAAACCAGATAAGTGAACCCGTACATCCTTATTACTTTCATACTGGTGGATCTCGTCAAAGATAACCGCACCATCACGCAGGCCATCTTTTGTATTACCGTTTGATGTCCGATATTTAATAACACTCTTCGTCTGCTTATTTAGGATTTCAGACTTCGTTGGATAAAACAACTTCTTAAGCTTCTCATGTTCTTCGATGGTTGAATAGATTTCATGGAAACTTGTCTTTGCTTGATCTTCACTGTTAGCCACAATAGAGATATTATAATTCTTTATCCCATGCATAGGCGTTAATAGGAAGCTACAGATACCAGAAATAAGGCCGTTCTTCCCTCCACCACGAGCCATCATGTATAAGAACTTACGAAAGACTATCAAGCCATTTTCCTTGAAGAACAAAAAGATAAACGGTATCAAGAATTTCTGGAAAGGCTCTAGTTTGAAGAACCACTTCTCGATATAGCCAATACAATCTTCTATCTTCTTCTCGTCAAAGTAAATCTCACCGCTTTTTATCCTCGGCTCTATCTCACGGTTAAGATATTCAAATAATTCTTTACGCTCCTCATTTACATCAATTCTACCAGACTTAAAATCATCTACGTAAGCATCTACGTATTTTTGTATCAAACGAAGTCGTCCTCGTCAATGTCGTTACTTTTAGCTTGTTTGGCCACAAGTTCTTCACGTTTTTTATCAAAGAATGAATCCAGCTTGATTAGAGAAGCGTTCACTTTTGTTTTGCTGGTTACTGCTGGATTTTCTTTTA